ATTTGATATACTACAATTGCGTAAGACTTTAGAACGTAGATTTGAAAGTATAGACAATACTAATAACGATGTATTTGATGGCATAGATGCAATGGCAAAAGGTATATCAGATGCGCTTTATGCTCACAATATTGACATTGATAAATTGATAGAGTAATGAGTGGAGGACATTGGGATTACGTACAGTATAGATTTACAGATGTATCTGATGATATAGAAAAACTTATAGAGAAAAATGGTAAGCCTAAAACAGCTGAAGAATTAAAAGAAGAAAGATGGCACGATAATGATTGGTATGAAAAATACCCTGAAGATAAGTTCCATTACGAATATCCTGAAGAAGTAATTGATGAGTTTAAAAAAGGGGCTGAAATAATTAAATTAGCTCAAATATATATGCACCGAATTGATTGGTTACTATCAGGAGATGATGGAGAAGAATCGTTTATAACAAGATTATCAGAAGAATTGAATAAATAAAATAATGTGGCGAGTATCGGGGTGTCACTCGGTAGAGTTGAAAGGCTTTTGAGCCACATTATTTTTTAAAATATACACTATAATATGGAAACAGCAGTAGAATGGTTATACAATAATTTAAAATCACATTTTGAACACGATGGAGATTTACTTGAATCGGTTCAATTTAGTTTTGAACAAGCAAAAGAAATGGAAAAGCAACAGATTATTGATTGTTGTGATGTTTCTTATATGGATGGATATAATGATAATGGAAAACAAGCAGAAGAATACTACAATAAAACTTATAATAAATCCACAATATAATGGTAAAACTTCGTGATTATCAAGTTCGCATAGCTAATGAAGCTACTAAAATCCTATCAGAATGTGGATTTGTATATTTAAATTTGCAAGTACGTTTAGGTAAAACTTTAACTGCTCTTGAAACTTGTAAGTTATATGGAGCTAAAAAAGTTCTGTTTATTACAAAGATTAAAGCGTTTAGTTCCATTCAAGGAGATTATGATGCTTTTGGATATAAATATGACTTAACTATCATAAATAAAGAATCAATCCACAAGATAGAAGGCAATGATTTTGATGTAGTTATATGTGATGAATCTCACGGTCTTTTCGGAACATTCCCCAAGATTAATAAGTTTACTAAAATATATAAGAAAAGATTTCATAAAATACCTTCTATATCATTAAGTGGAACTATGTCGCCTGAAAGCTATTCTCAAATATTTCATCAGTTTTGGATTAATGACTTTGCTCCATTCAAACATTACACTAACTTCTACAAATGGGCGAATGATTACGTTAATGTTACAGAACAAAATCTTGGATATGCAAGAGTTAAAGTCTATAAATATGGTATTGAAAGTAAAATTTTACCACAAATACAACCGTATATTATAACTTTTACACAAGCTCAAGCTGGGTTCACATCCGAAGTAAACGAGCATATATTAGAGTGCGAGATGTTACCTATAACTTATGACATTATTAAGCGATTGAAACGTGATAAGATAGTGCAAGGTAAAAGTGGATTGATATTAGGAGATACTGGAGTAAAATTGATGCAGAAGGTTCACCAATTATCAAGTGGAACTTGTAAGTTCGAGGATGGCACATCGATGGTAATTGATTATTCAAAGGCAGAATTTATTAAATGGAAGTTTGCTGATGAAAAAATTGCTATCTTCTACAAATTCAAGGAAGAACTAAATGCCTTGCGTCAAGTATATGGGGCAGAAAACTTGACAGAAGATTTAGATGAGTTTAATAATACTTTTAAATGTATAGCTTTACAAATTGTGTCAGGTCGTGAAGGTATAAGTTTAAAAAATGCTAAGTATTTAGTGTACTACAATATTGACTTTTCTGCTACAAGTTATTGGCAATCAAGAGATAGGCTAACCACAATGGACAGAAATACAAACGATATTTACTGGGTATTCTCTAAAGGAGGTATTGAGAAAAACATCTATAAATCTGTGATGAATAAAAAGAATTACACTTTGTCGAATTTTAAACGTGAAAACATTTTGTAATTCAAAATAAAGTATTACATTTGTCAAATGAAAAAACAAATAGAATTTGTTCCATTACCTCCTGAATGTATTACATTTCAAAAGCGTGATTATTGGTTAGACCAACGCATCCAGCTGACTCCATTAGGAAAAGAAATTAGATATAGTGGGATTAGAATAAATGAGAATATGCCTAATAAGTACGGAAGGCATCATTGGATATATACATTTATTTATTTAGATGGAAGTGGAGTATTAGAGTTTGAATGTGATTATAACGATAAAATAAGTAAAAAATGAATGTATTAAGTTTATTCGATGGAATATCGGCAGGTCAAGTAGCTTTAGAAAGAGCTGGAATTAAAGTAGATAATTACTACGCAAGTGAGATAGATAAATATGCTATACAAGTAACAATGAAAAACTATCCAAATACAATTCAATTAGGTAGTGTTACGAATTGGATGAATTGGGATATTGATTTTACAACAATTGATTTGGTTATAGGAGGAAGTCCCTGTCAGGGATTTAGTATCGCTGGAAAGCAATTGAATTTCGATGATGAAAGAAGTAAACTGTTCTTTGAGTTCTCTGCTATTTTAGACACTATTAAAATATTAAATCCAAATGTAAAATTCTTATTAGAAAATGTAAGAATGAAAAAGGAATCTCAAGATGTAATATCTGAATATATTGGAGTAGAGCCAATAATAATAAATAGTTCGTTAGTTTCTGCTCAAAATAGAGTTAGATTATATTGGACTAATATACCAAACATAACTGAACCAAATGATAAATATGTAAAAATGGTTAATGTGCTTGAAGATGATGCAGACTTAAAATATGCTATTTCCGAAGCCAAAATAAAAAGAGTTTTAGAAACACAAAGAGGAAAGGGATTTTTTTATAATAAGACTCACGAAAAATGCGGAACATTAATTAGTGGATATTACAAACAACCCACAGATGGTATTTATGTTGATTTGGGATTTAAACGTAGATTAACTCCAACTGAATGTGAAAAACTACAAACTATACCCGTAAACTATACCAATTGCGTTTCTGACAGTCAAAGATATAAATCTTTAGGAAATTCTTGGACAATAGATGTAATTGCACATATATTTAAAAACTTACAATAATGCTTGAATCAGCAAGGCAAACACAGATTAAGAAGAAGCTCCAAGAAGATGGTTGGATTGTAGTGAAGCTCATAAAGACCTCGCTTACAGGAATACCTGACATACTCGCATTGAAAGATGGTAAAGCTATGTTCGTGGAGGTTAAACAACCTAAAGGAGTGCTATCGCCAATACAATCCCACGTTATAGAAACCCTCCGTACAAATGGATTTGAAATTAATATTTGGACTAAGTATAAAGAAGATTACCAACGCTAACTGTTAGGCTCGACATCTTAGAAAAAGGGTTAATAGTAAGGTCGGCAAACCAGTAACCCTGAAAGACACAGGTTGGTATGGAAGTCAGGAGAATGGCTCGGTAGTTTAAACTACAAGTAGGTTCGATTCCTACCCTGACAACTAAATTAAAATTATAAACAATGAAAGAAGAAGCAATGATTAAAATAGGAGCTATGATTGAAGTAGCAAAAAGAGAAATGGATAATGACCCATTTTGGAAGATTGGAGTAGCAGATGCACTCGTATTGATAGATGCTCAATTGAGAGAAATTGAAACGTTGGAATACATTTATAACTTAATACAAAACGATGATGAGTAACACACAAGGAGGAGTTCGAGAAGGAGCTGGAAGAAAGAAATTAGATTATCCATTTAAGATTATTCAAGTTAGAGTACCTTTAGAAATGGAAGGAGCAGTTAAAGATTTCATTAAAAAACTTAGAAACGAATGGCTTACAGCAAACACACAGTAGAAAAAAGACTCTCAATATGGGAGTACGCAGCAGAACAAAGAGAAGTAGCAAAAAAACTGTTAGAAAAGTGTAAAGAACGTGAAAAACAGTTACAAAAGGTGAAAAGTAGTTAAAATAAAGGCTAAACATTGAATCCTTTGTAAATTACCGACACTTGGGTGGATTTACATAAAGATACTATCAGTAATGGTAGAACGTGAGTTGCCTTGAGAAAGCAATGAGCCATAGCTAAGAGAGTAAAAACTAAATCCGACTTCTCTACTCACGTAATGAGTTCTCAGCAAGTAGTTAATCAGGTGTGAGTTCAGTAATCCTCCCAATTACACATCGAAAGGAGGTAGTTAACTACGTGACCCTACTCTTATCAGGGACTCTAATAAAGCACGGTGTCAATGAGGTATTGACTGATAAGAAAGAGGGTGCTAAATTATTAGTTATTACAGTTGATACCATACTGAGCAGTAAACAAGGTGTCCTAATAAAAAACCCCTAATAGATGTATTTATTAGGGGTTAACTATTTTACACAAATTTGTGCAAACTGTTCTTTGCGGTGATTATCGCCTTTATTTACCGCATCAATTAAATTTATCCTTCATTTCTAAATGAAGTTTGTAGGCTGAATTGCTTATCTCGTAAACTTGACCACAATCTTGACACTCCATTAATCTCTTGATAGTTCCCATAGCAGTAACTATATTTTTAAGCAAGATTACATTCTCACTTGAGCAAGATGGACAACTATATTTAAGATTACCGTTTATAACTCCAGCGTGAGTGTTTGGTTTAATGTAGTTCTGCATCGTTAAGAACACATCCTCCAATACAACTATATCGCCATCGCAGTAGTTACCCATTTCTTCAAGTGCATCAGGATTACCTTTCATAACTTCCTTCCACATATCAAATCCACTATGCTTAATCTTTGCTCCAACTCCTAAAAATTGTGCAATGTAATCCAGCTTATTGGAATTGAAATTAAAGCCACTTTTAGCCTTTTTAAGCGTATCTAATGTCTTGTACTGCGGAAACATTGAAACCCTATGAAATATGCAACGTGTTCTTATCCATTTGATGTCAAACCTATCCCCATTGTGTGCAATCATTTCATCAGCCTTATTAGCCACCGATATAAAATCAATAAGCATTTGCTTATCACACATATCTTTATCCCACGTTAATCTATGGATTTTATCTTCGTGTTCCCACTTATAAGATATACATATAATTTTACGCTCATCGACAATGCTATCGGGGTGTATAGTTAGATTATACCCAATCCTCCAAGCATATACAATATTAGGAGATGTTTCGATGTCAAAGAAAAGCCTTTTAATATGCTCTTGGTTTTGAACAATGTCGAAATACTTATTTTCTTGTTCGGGAGTTAGTCGATAGCGACCTTGTTTATTAATAGTAACTCCAACTTTGTTAGCGATATAATGGTTAAATCGATACCGCCTTTCAGCATTTTTTTTCATATTTTTTGTTTTTATAAGAGAAATCTCTTCCAAATATATGAATTTATTTCTTAATAACGCTTAATTTCTTTTCTTGTTCTTTGGAAATCATATATCTACCACTTTTATTTAGCTTTGCATCAATCTTTTTAGCAGTAGCATTGTCCATTCTGTACCTTCTGTTTGAGTTCTTTTTCATTTGAATCTATAAATTATATACGCAATTAGTGGAATTAATAACCATAACAAGATAAGAAATGGATTTGAAGTTTTCGTTATATCTTTAACTTTCCTATTTTGTGTTACTTTTGTGTCTTGTACTTTTAACTCGTTTTTAGCCACTTTTATATCTTTGACTTGTATAGTGTTGTCTTTTGTCTTTTTATACTTAATAGTCACATTTCTGTAACTTATACCGTTTACTACAATATCCTTGCAAGTGTCTAATGGAGTAATAGTAAATTCATTAGTAATAATATCGTTTTTAGTTTCTATTTTTATCTCCTCTTTCGTCACTATTTTAGTGTAAATTTGGGACAAAGAATCCTTCTTAACCTCATCTATAATTACCTTTCTCGTACCACAAGATGATAACATTGTAATTACAATTGATGCCACTACAACATAAACCCAAAACATTAGCCAGTTTTTCATTTGTATTCTTTTTTAGCATCAAAACTTGGACAGGCTTTATTTACACCAAAGTCACGATGTCCTTGAACAATAGCATTAGGAAATTGTTTTTTAGCAGCGTTAACTAAATATAATAAACTTTCTTTTTGCTTTAATGTTCTTGTATCTTTTGGATTACCTGCTACATCTATTCCACCTATATAACTAAAATGGATTGATTCTGAATTATATCCCTTTACACCATTTGTAGGCTGTTCATATTTTGCTAATTCGTGTATAATACCATTTGCATCTATTAATCTATGATACCCCACAGATGACCACTTTAAGGTATTTTTCCAATAATTTAAAATAGATTCTTTTTTGACATTTGGTTGTGTAGCTGTGCAATGAATTACTATAAAGTTAATATTTCTCATTTTGATAAAAGTTTTACAATTGTTCCTATTAATCCAGCAGTAAGTACTCCTGCGACAAATTTCAATTGACCGATATAAACAGACTTTTTAGCCATATCTAATTCAATAAACTCTAATTTTTCCCTTAAAACCTCTATATCGTGTCTTATGCTATCAATATCAGATATTACGCCTTTATTGCCATTTACTTTAGAACCAACTAAAGCACTTGAAATGTGTTGTAAATCTTCTTTTATCAATCGAAGGTGTTGTTCCATTCGGTCTAATCTTTCTTTGTCTTGAAATTCCATTTTAACTTTTTAATTTTGCAACTATATCCGTAAATCCTTGAATACTTACATAAGCAGTAGCTATTACTACCCAGTCTTGAGATGTTAAATCTCCAGCAAATAAAGCACCACAAGCTATTAAAAATACCATTAGCTTACGGGATATGAATTTACTTAATATTCTATCTATTTGTTCTTTACTCATAATTCAACAGGTTCACCTAATACTTCATCAAGTCTATCAGCTTGTAAAAACCAATAGCCATCACCTTGTTGAATTTCTGTCCAAGTTAGTGTTCCTCCTGATGGTAATTCAAAATAAGCATTTACAGTATCTAATGCTGTTTGTGCTTCTTCATAAGTGTTGTATATGTATTCTACCATACTGAATAATATGTATTAATGTTTGATTCTATTTGTGTTCTATTTGATGTACCTACAAATGATATTGCCTCTGTAACATAACCATTCATAAAAGCACTTGTTGAATACATTCCTAATCTTATTATTATGTTATTGCCTGTCATAGGTGCTTGTACAGCAGTTGGTGTACGTAAACCTCCATTAGCGTAAGCATTTACAACGGTTGTTCCACATATTAATTCATATAATCTAGGTTGATTTGCTACATTTCCATTTGTCCAAACATTTACATTTCTATATCCTACGTTACCTGCTTGAGGCAACCAAAATAAATTTGTGTTTATAGTATCACCCATAGATAATATTGCATTGTTTGTAGTAGCTAATGAATTTCCAAGTGCATAACTTGAAACATTATTTAAAGGTACAGAAGCGTCAGCTAAAGTTAATCTTTGATTATTAGCACTTGTAAATCTTACCGCTACTTTACCGCCTGATAATTCTAAATTTCCTAATTCTACTAACCTTGGTTGATTTCCTGCTACTGTTTGTGTTACGTTCTTACCATTACCACTTTGGTCGTACCAAGTTACTACAAAAATACTTTGATTTGCAGTTATTCCATCAGGGTTACCATATCCATTTACAACAGAAGCACAAAATTCACCTAATGTTTTTGCAGTTGTAGCAGTTCCAGAAGCATAAGATATTGGGCTATTTAAACTAATTTTGTTAAAAACATCAAAACCTACATTAACTTCAGTAGATGTTGTTGTTGTTCTTCTAACTCTTAAACAAGCTCCAGTATAAGTGCTTTTTAATTTGCGTAAAGAATAAGCGTGATATGCAGAAGGATATGTATCTAAAATAGAAGTATATGTATTATAAAATTGATTAAAACCTATATATCCACTTTGAATAGTAGTAGTTGAGCCTAATTTTACATTTGTATCTGCATTTACTATTCCAATTTCTATTGCCATAATTATGCAGTTATAAAGTATAAAGTTGTAGCACTAACAGTACCAGCGGTTACAAAAGCAGCGTATTGAGCAGCAGTTACAGTTGCTATATTTGCAGTTCCAAATGTATCTTGTCCGCTAACAGTAACACCTCCAGCAGCAACTGCAGTTGATACAAAGGCAGTCGTAGCTATTTTAGTAGAATTATCTCCAGCAGTTTGTGTTACACCTATTGTTCCTGTTGGTAGTGATGGAGTTCCTGTAAAAGTTGGTGAAGATAAAGGTGCATAAGTACTTAAGTCTTGGTCACCTGTATTTGTTCCACTTGTGTTTTCTAATACTGTAAATTTAGCAGGTTTTAATAATCCAGCATTTGTAGCATCAGCTAAAGGTAAAGTTGCTGAACTACCTGTACTACTTGTTACTGTTCCATTTGTAGGTGAAGCAGTATATCCTAAATTAGTTGCTCCGCTATATTGTGGAATGTTTAATGTAGCACCAACCAAAGTAGATGCTCCACTTGTGCCTGTTGTGGTTAATGTTATTACATCTTGTTTTGATGTTGCTAACCCACTATATTGAGTGTTGGTTGCATTGTCTCCTGTATTAGTTCCACTTAAATTACTTGCACTTATTGAGCCTGTAAATGTTTTTGCTCCTGCAAATTCTTGACTTCCTGTTGTAACTACACCTCTCGCAGTTGCACTTGCACTTGGTAAGTTAAATGTATGTGTACTTCCACTTGAATTAATAGCGAAATCTGTTCCTGTTGTTCCTACTGCAAAATTTTGAACTTGTGCTTGTAATCCATTTAAAGCAGTTAATCCAGCAGTAAAGGTTGTTATTACCTCACAAAGGTGTCCGTTTTGAGTGTGTAATGTAATTGTTTTACTTGAAGCATTTACATAAACTCTTATTGCTAATCTATCATTAACTGTTAATACTGTTTCAGGTACTGCCAATGCGGTAAAATAAGCATCAATAGATATACCATTTGTTATTCCTTCAGGAACAGCAGAACCACTTGCAATAAGTGTAAATGTAGTTCCATCGTATTTATACAATTCAGCATAAAATGAAGGTGAACCACCAGCAGAACTTGAAGAAAATAAAAATTCTAAATTCCAATTACCAGCAGGTATAAGTAATAATGATGGGTCTGCAACATCGGTTATAAATGAG